TTCAACTATACCCGAATGGGGAAATGAAAATATTGGAAAAGTAAATGCTAATATTAAGTATATTATAGATGAACAAGGAACTTTAATTAAACCTCTTTCAGATGTTAATGGGATTAATATGGGTAATTTAAGACAAGCTTTTGAAAATGGTAGAGCAGTTATTCAATTAAATAATCCTACGGCTTTTGGTGTTAATATGAATTTTATAAATGGGACTTGGGATATTCATAGAATAGGCCAAGTTATAAAACCTATAATATATACTCAAATTGCAAATTATGATGTTAATGGAAACCTAACAGGATATAGTTATACAGGTTCTATAAGATTTGTAGCAGGAGAACAAAATCCTACAGCTGGTACTAACGATTATAGATTATTAACTAAATTATCATCTAGTAATTCTTTTAATAATATTAATATTCCGTATTCTATGAGTTTTAATAGTCCTATTCAAATAGGAAATTCTGCTAGTTTTGAAAGTAATTATGGAATAAATGTCTATAAACCAACGGGATCATTAGTTCAATTATCTGATTCAGGATTTGTGTTATATTTTAATGTAAATTTGATTTTTAATAATTATCCTAATGTTATAGCTCAATATGCCTTACAAAAATCAACTAATGAGGGAAATACTTGGAGTAATTTATCTAGTGTATATGTGTATCATTCTAGTTATAATAGTGTAAAAATTAATTATACTGAAAATTCTGCTACTAATTCGTCTTTATATAGAATATCTGCTATTTCTTATCAAGAAGCGGTTAATTTAGGGTTTAATGAAGCGGTTAGTTTATCTCCTGCTTCTACATTTGAAGTAACTCAATATCCATATCCTGGAAATGGGGATTGTACTTTATTTTGGGAGACAGGTTCAAATGCTCGAAATACTATAATAGCTAAACCAAATACTACATCTTCAAATGGGTTAAACCAATTTATAGGTAATAGACAAAAAGATATAATTAATAGTGGTTTTGATCCTATTGTATATGATTTTTCTATCCAACCCAATGATGAAATTAGATTTGAAGGAGTTGAAAGTTTATCATTTAATATTACAGCAGTAACCCAATCAAACGCAGGAAATTTACAACTTAATTTAGATAGAAGTATACCATCTAATGTTAAGCTAGATAGATTTTTAATAAGAAGATATGTAGACGATCTTTCTAATATTATAATTAATGTTAATAAACCCATAGGAGGGACAAGTGGTGGAATCATTAAACCTGAATTTGTTACTGAGGGAATAGAAAAAAGAATTAAAAATATAATCACAGCAATAATAGAATAAAAAACACATATATTTATAACCACATAATAAAACTTAACAAATGGGATTTTTAGACAACTCAGTAGTAACAGTAGATGCTATTTTAACTTCAAAAGGCCGTCAATTATTAGCAACAGGAAATTTTAAAATTTCTCAATTTGCTTTAGCAGATGACGAAATAGATTATACATTATATAATCCAACTCATCCTTCGGGTTCACTATATTATGGTGAAGCTATTGAAAACATGCCTTTGCTTGAAGCTTTTCCTCAAGAAACCCAAGTAATGAAATATAAATTAGTTACATTACCTAGAGGAACCGCTAAATTACCTATTATAGGAGGTATAAATTCTTCATATAATTTACAACAAGGAGCCTCAATAGCAATTACTCCCCAAACCTTGAACTATTTAGGAGGTAATACATTTGAAACTAGTGGTTACACAGCTACTATTTCAGATGTTAGACTATTTAGCACATTTGAAGGTGTAGGTATTAATACTACCCAAGCCCAAGCTCTTAATACTGTTACAACTACTTTAGGTACATCTGTGTCTAAAACCGTAGCAGGAACTACAATTAATTTAGTAGCAACCACTATAAATACTTTATTTGGTTCTAATACTCAGTTATCTGCTACTTTAACAATAGAAGGAAGAGATTCTGGAGCTCGTATAACTGTCCCATTTATAGTAACTAAAATAAATACTTAAAATATAAAATATGTCATTTAATAGATTAGAAACATCCGACTTTGTGCAAAGTTCAGATGCCGTATCTTCCACTTTATGGTCAACTGATTCTCCAACCTTATCAACCTTTTTTACATCTTCAACCCAAGAAGGAGGAAATTCAGGTAAATATTATTTAACAGTTTATCAAACCGGTTCTGAACAATCTAATGCTGTCCCACAATTTGATATAGCTTATGGCAATTCTATGGGTAGTGGTAGTTTAGCCTTTAATAATACAGTTAGTTCTAATTCTCCTACTTCTACAATTTATGGACAATTCCAAGATTTAATATTAGGAGATGAAAATACTGATTTTAATTTTGGAGGAGTAACTATAAATGAATTTTTTGCCTTATCTTTTGAAAGAGCAAGATTTAAAGAATCTATACTACCAGGTTCGTTAACTCTTAAACTTACTAGTGGGAGTAATACAGTATTTATTACAGATAATAGTAAAATAACTACAGTTCCTCAATTTATAGGAACCAATAAAATATATCAATTAATTTCAGGATCATCAGGTAATGCTTCAGGAGGTTTAACTAATTATTATACTAACAATTCTGGATCGTATGGTTGGTTAATTCCTGATTTGGGATTAATATTATTAAATCCTAAAGCCTTAGCTTCTCTTCCTGCAAACGGAGGAATAAGCTTTTTATATAGCTCTTCTGCATCCACAACTTCACCTATTACTACCCCCAATCGTTCTTTATTTACTGCTATAAGTGGAGGGGCAAGTTTTATTGTAAATTCACAAGAAACAATTTCATCTAACTATTTATTTATTAGAGCTAGAAGCTCAGAATATAATTATTCAACTAATCCTTCATTTATTTCAGGATCAACAGGTGAAATTATATTTAATAGTTTTATAAATACCCCAAGAACTTATGTTACAACAGTAGGTTTATATAATGATACAAATGAATTAGTAGCAGTAGCAAAATTATCTAGACCTTTACCTAAGGATTTTACTAAGGAAGCATTGATTCGTGTTAAGTTAGATTTCTAAAATGAATGAGCGCTTACAAACAACTTTTAGCCTCCGATGTAATTATTACTCCATTTGAAGTAAATAAGTCATTTACTTTTCAAGGAGCAGCAGCCCTCACAGCATCTAATGTTTCTATAGATAGATTTTTAGGACTTAATACAAGTTCTCTATTTAACCCCTCTACTGATCCTAAAACAGGACAAGTATCAGGCTCAACCCAATACCAGCGTTTAATATATAATTCAGTAAAGCAATTATATTATTCAAATTACTTAAATTCAAGTTACGGAGACTCACCTAACGTAGGGTACATAGTACCTGGGGCCGATTCAAAAGGAGACGTGTTAGTAGGATCGGGTTCTTCTCAAGGTAGGTATTTTAACTATAAACAAACAGATTTAACATTTGTTAAATACTTCCCAACAGCATCTAACTCAACTATTGGGGTAATATCTATACCTTCCCGGCTATTTGGTAACTACATACAACCTAATACTTTTTTATGGAAATCAAGTAGTATTTCTATTACAGACGATGGGGAAGGTAATTTAATGCAAGAAGGTTCAATATGCGGTAATATTTTTTATTACCATGGTATAGCAGTTATAACAAGCGGCTCTTCAGAAGATATTTTAAATTTTGTAACTTCATCAGCTGTTACTTGCTCATTCAACTCCTCACTTACAATTTACGAAACACAGTATAAATGTACTATTAGAGAAAATGAATTTAATGTTACATTAAATCCATCTGCTGAAATAAGTGGTTCATTAATAACTTATACAGATTTACAAACTAGTAGTTTTTACCAACCTAAAGGAGGAGAATTAAATAATAATATAACTGGATCATATTTTACTCCATACATATCAACAGTAGGTTTATATGACGATAATCAAAATCTTTTAGCAATTGGTAAACTTTCTCAACCTTTACTAACCTCAGCAGTAACCGATACAACAATATTAATAAATTTAGATAGATAAATGTGGTTATACAATAATAAAGTTATAAAAACATTAGACGATTTCCCACCCAACATATACGGGTTTATTTACATTACCACTCATATACCGAGCGGAATATCGTATATTGGGAAGAAGGTGTTATTTCACAATATTAAACGTAAATTAACACGCAAAGAACTAGCCGAGCACCCGGGTGCAGGTCGTAAACCAACTCACCAAGTAGTTCAAAAGGAAAGCGATTGGAAAACATATTACGGCTCTGCTAAACCTATTCTAGAAATGTTGAAGGAAGGTAAACAGCAAGAATTCAAACGCGAAATACTAGAGCTAGTTTATAGCAAAAAGCTGTTAACATACTACGAGTGTAAATATTTGTTTATAAATGAAGTATTAGAGTATCCTAACAAATGGATGAATGATAATCTTTTAGGCAAATTTTACAGAAAAGACTTTGATTCCAAATAGGAATTTCATATATTCCTAGTTATGGTAAACAATCTAGCTATAGCTCTAGTCAATTCAGTATTAGGACAAGGTAAACCAACTGCTC